AAAGGTGGTGGTGTTAGAGCCGCTAAATATAAGGTATAGTTATGGGAATAATTTTAAGATTAATAGCGATGGGAGTTCCTGCTTCTAAAATTATAGCAAAGTATGGTAAGAAAGCATATAATGCCGCTAAAAAAAGATATACGCAAGGATGGAAAGAAAATTTATCGGATAAGATTATTGAAACTGTACCAGAACAAGCAATAGGAGTTGGAGGAGTAGGAATAGGATTAGAAAAGGCAAATAAAGCGGCAATAAGATATTTAGAAAATAAAAGAATAAAAAAAGAAGATAAAAAGCAAAGAGGCCCTAGAGATGAAAAAAGATATGGGGGTAAAACTAAATCAAAATACAGCAAAGGTGGCGGTGTAAGGGCTGCTAAATATAAAATATAATTATGTCAACAGTAGAAGAAAGAAAAAAGAATAGAATTAAAAAAACTATTAAAACAATTTTAGAAAATAATCCTATAACAGGGCTAAGTACTAGAGTTGCTAGTTTACTTAAAGGTAAATTAACACCAGAAAAAGAAATAACACTTGAAAGTATAATTTCTGATTTAAAATTAAGTAGTGGTGATAGGGGTGCGGCAGAAGCAATGCCTAAAAAAGATTTTGAAAGAAATGTTTTAATATCAAAAATTAGAAAAGGCATGAGTGAAGGTACTATTAAAGTAAAACCCATGAAAAAAGGTGGTAAAACTAAATCAAAATACAGCAAAGGTGGCGGTGTTAGAGCCGCTAAATATAAAATATAGTTATGCCCGAAATAAAAATAAAAAAGAAACCATTATCACCTGCACAAAAGAAAAAAGATGCGGCAATAATGAAAGCCGAAGAGGCTAGACGTAAACGTGTAAAAGATAAATTAAGAAAAGATGCGGCTAAGTCGTACTATAGTTCTGTAAAAGGATATAAAGGCAAGGGTGGTGGACAGAACACTAAAGCAAAAAGCTATACAGAAAAAATGGCTGATAAAAAAAGGATGGAGATTAGAGAAGCGGCTAGAGGCAATATGACTTTACAACAATCTAAAGTAACAGGTAGATTAGTTAATTTAAATAAGGAATTAAAAAAAATACAAAAACAAATACAGACTTTATCAAAAGGCAGAAAGTAATTGCCTTTCAAATCAGAAAAGCAAAAAAAGTTTCTCTTTGCTAATAAACCTAAATTAGCTAAGAGATGGTCAGAAAAATATAACAAAGGAGCAACAGTGAAGAAAAAATCAAAAATAGGATATAAAGCAGGGGAGAGTGTTAAAAAAAAATGGACTCCTTTAGATTTAGATGCCTTATTAATAAAAAGAAAGAAAATTGACGCCCAAATTGAAATGGCTAAAAAACGAAAATGGATTAAAGGTAGACCAAGCGGAGTTCAGCTAACAGGAAGTAAAAAATACGTTAAAAAAGGTGGAAAAGTTTAATTTATTTAATACTAATGCGTATTACAGCAATAGATATGGATGGATAATGAAAAATAACCCAAACGATTGTAAAAATTGTAAAACGTGTGGACATGAATGTCATTGTTCTAATGGTGGCTCCTGCTGTGGTGAACAATGTGAATGTAAATGTTGTGAACATAATGAAGAGTAAATTAAATTGTATAGGTTATCCTCACGATGACCCATATGGACTAATAGCAGCTTTTAAAAAAACATTTGGATTTAATAAAGAAAAAAAAGATGAATCAAATACTCCCAAACCGAAAAAAAGAATTAACCCAAAAGCAAGAAAAATTTCTAGACGTTCTCTTTAACAATGGAGGACAGGTGATGTCTGCTATTGAAGAAGCAGGGTACAGCCCAGATTCTAGAGGGTGGTTAATGAAGTCTGTAAAAGATGAAATTATAGATAGAGCTAAAACACAATTAGCAGGTTCTTCTGTAAAAGCAATAAATAGATTAAGTGAAGGTTTAGACGCAGATGGAACAATACCATCTGGACAAATGGATGTTAGAATGAAAGCAGCTTCTGAGATTTTAGACAGAGCAGGGATTAGTAAACGTCAGGAAGTTAGTGTTAGTGGTCAAGTATTACATGGTGTAGTTATGTTACCGGCTAAAGATAAAATTAAAACTATAGGAGAAAATTAAATGGGAAGTCCATATCAAGTATCAAAAGTTAATAAAGAAAAAGCTAATCGAATAGCTAGAAAATGGATGAATCGAACTCAAAAAGGTATGAGGATTGATGATTTTATTAAACAAGAAGTATACGGACAAGGTTTTACTGGAATAAAAAATATGGTTAAAGCTATAATTGGGGGAACAGGTGCTGCTATTGAAACAAAATTATCCAAAAAATTAAAACCAACTAAATATGCTGATTCTAAAAAGGTAAAACAAAAAAAGAAGAAATAATGAATGACAAGACGATACAATTTCAGTTTAGCTCAGAAGGCAAGGATTGAAGCTAGACGTAAATTAAGAGAAAAACAAAAAAAAGCAGACAGATTAGCAAAGAAATTAGCTAATGAACGTCAAAGAACAAAAGAATTAAAAGAAAACCTTAAAAGAGTTGATGCAATCAACAGAAAAGGCGGTGCTATAACAGATGATATACTGGATAAAGTACCAAAATCAGTTAAAAAGTCAGTAGAAGACCAAGCTGAAGTAGTTTTTATGCCTAATGAAGGCCCACAAACTAAATTTTTAGCTTCTCCAGAGAAAGAAGTATTGTATGGAGGTGCTGCGGGTGGTGGAAAATCATTTGCATTACTAGTTGACTTACTTAGATACTGTCATAATCCAAATCATAGGGCATTATTACTAAGAAGAACATTAGCTGAACTAACAGAATTAATAGACAGCAGCCGAAAACTCTATGCAAAAGCATTTCCGGGTGCTATTTTTAAAGAATCAAAAAGTACATGGCATTTTCCATCTGGTGCAACAGCATTATTCTCATATGTGGATAAAGACAGCGATGTAACAAGGTATCAAGGACAAGCATTTACTTGGATTGGTATTGATGAGTTAGGACATTATCCAACTCCCTATGTTTGGAACTACTTACGTTCACGTTTACGTAGTACAGATAAAAGTATTGATACATATATGAGAGCTTCTTCTAATCCCGGTGGTGTAGGAGGATGGTGGATAAAGAAAATGTTTGTAGACCCGATATTACCGGGTGAACCATTTTATGCTACAGACATAGACACAGGTGACGTTTTAAAATTTGGTAGATATCACGAAAAAGCAGGTAAACCTTTATTTCAAAGAAAGTTTATACCTGCACGATTAACGGATAATCCTTACTTGGCTGAATCTGGTGAATATGAAGCAATGCTTTCATCATTACCTGAAGTAGAAAGAAAGAGATTATTAGATGGTGATTGGGATGTTGCAGAAGGTGCAGCATTTCCAGAGTTCAGTAAAGTTATACACGTTATTGAACCTTATGAATTACCCAACAATTGGATAAGAATACGTTCTGCTGATTATGGTTATTCCTCACCAAGTTGTGTCCTTTGGGGTGCAGTTGATTGGGATGGAAATATAATTATATACAGAGAACTATATCAGAGTGGACTTACGGGTGAACAACTTGCAAATAGAATAAATGACTTAGAGGTTTATGACCCACCAATGCACACTTCTGTATTAGATGCTAGTTGTTGGAGTAAATCAGGTATTGGCCCTAGTATTGCTGATAGCATTATTAGAGCCGGTATACGTTTTGTACCATCAAATAGAGATAGAATAAGTGGTAAAGTAGAACTACATAGACGATTGTCTATACGAGAAAAAACAGGTGAACCACAATTAAAAATATTTTCTAATTGTATAAATTTAATTAGAACATTACCAACAATACCTTATGCAAAAAATAATGCAGAGGATGTTGATACAAAAACAGATGACCATGCTTACGATGCTTTACGTTATATGGTTATGACAAGACAAACAGGTGAACGGCAAAGAGCTAGTTACAGATTAAATAAATTAAAAGCAGAAACATACGAACCAGTAGATAGGATTTTTGGATATTAATATGGCTGATGATGAAGAAAAAGCATTAGATTTTTTAAAAGATACAGCAAAAGATGCAGCTAAAGGATTAGTTGAAGAATCTGAAGTATATAGTATTGCTGAAAATATTGTAGATAATAATAAATATCTATTTGGTACAGTTAATTCTATATTAAATAAAGAACTTGGTATTTCATTTGATATTGGAAAAGATAAAGAAATAGGTTTTATGGTAAGTCCAGATAAAGCTAGTTTAGGTTTTAAAATGTCTTTTTCAGAAGGTGATATTGTAGATTTTGCAAATGTTGCTTCTATGTCTAAAGATAAAATTGATAATATTAATGCTTTAGATTGGATTAATTATCAAATTGAAAATGCTAAAAGTGAAAATAAAGCTAAATTAAGGCAATTAAAAGAAAAATTATTTGGTGCAGAAATAGAATTAAAAAAAGATAAAATATCTAGAAGAAAATTTACATTAGTAAAGAAAAAAGAAGCAGGAATTTTATCAAAAGTATTTACCGACCAAGATATTACTAAACTTACATTAAAAGATTTAAATAATAGAGAAACGATTAGTAAAATAGTTGAAGCTGCAAAAAGTCATCAAGAATATGAAAGAGCAACAGGTAAAACAGGAGCTAGAAAAAATAAATTAGTTACTTGGGCTGTGGACGAAGCAGGTAAAATTCGTGCCGGTGCAATGAAAAATTTTTTTAGTACGTTACAATCTCAAGTTTTATCACAGGCATATGGCGAACAAAATGAAGCATCATCATATAAAACTGCACAAAAAGGGAAGATATATAATGCAAATGTTTTAGGTGGTGCAACATTTAAAAGTAGTCCTATATTAACTGTAAACGCATTACAACAAGCAATGGTTAATGTTGCTGCTTCTCCAGATAAAATAGTAATGCCTAATGGTAATATTGTATTAAATAGAGATAAAATATTTACTCAATTACGTTTAACAACAGGAATTAGAGTACAAGATTTAATGCGATTACATAAAGATGATATTAAAAATGGTTTTGTAACAATCACAAGTTTAAAAAGTAAATCAAATACATATGAAACAGTTGATAGACCAATTAGTAAAACAACAGAAAAATTATTACATTCATTAATAAATAATCCTATAAATGAACGAGGATTTTTATTTGTAAATAATTTTACAAGAAGTGAACAAGGTGAACGTCTTATAATGAATGCTTCTAAAAATTATACAACAGCCGGTAATAATTTAATGAATGCTAGTGCTGATGTTAATAGTGGTATTAGAATTACAGATAAAGGAAAAGAAAGACGTTTACTTAATAAAGATTTTAGAAAATATATAGCAACATTAGCAAAGAAAAAATTAAAAGCAGACCCAGAATTACGGAAAGCTATAATGGGTCAAGTTGGAGAATTTGCTGAAAAAGGAATGTCTGTTATTGATAATTATTATATCCTTGATGAATTACCTAAAGGTACTCAAATTACACCAGAATGGAAAGCAGCAATGGAACAATTAGATAATTTAGTATTTTCTGAAATTGATATGAATGATGGTGATAAAGCAAAATTTTTTAGTAATGTAGAAGATGTTAAAGTAGAAACAGTTATTGAAGGTGAAGAAAAACCTATTAAGAAACAAATTAAAAAAATAAAAAAAGAAGCAAAACCTAATATTATCACCGATACAAATATTGAAGCATCAAAAAGTAATGCACTTCATTTATCAAAAACAAGTAGTGCAACAGCAGGGACTGTTGTAGGAGTTGAACCAAAAGTATCAGCTAGTAAAAAAAGTATTAGTAGTAGATTTGGAAATAAAAATAAAATTAAAGCAGGAGTTGCTTTAGCAACTGCAATAGGTTCAACAGGATTAAAAGCTGCATCATTATTAACACCAACACCAATAGATGTTCCAATTACTTTAGGTATGATAGCATATGAAGATATAAAAGACCCACACGAATTTGAAGAATTATATCCTGAAGAACATTTATCGTGGACTAAAGGTAAAGAATTAGATAAATTAGATAAAAATTTAGCTAGTGCACACTTTGTACATCCAAGAATGAAAGTAGCAAATAAAAAACGAATTAAACTATTACAAGAGAAAAGACAAAATTTAGAAGATGAATTAAAACGAAGAGGGTATGATAAAAATACAGCTTTGGCATTGGGTAAAAATATTAAAGAAGATATTTTTGAAGAACGAGAAGAACAAATGTTTGATATTAAAGACCCAACAGTTGACCCTATGATATCGGGATTATTACAAGAAACAAAGGGATATAAAGAAACATTAACTAACCAGATGTCAAATTTAATGAATGAATAAAATACCTCAATTCATTAAAATTGGATATAGAAATTATAAATTAGAAAAATGGAAACAAACTGTTGCGAGTGCAAATGAAGCACATGGACAGTTTTTTGCTAAAGAAGGTATAATAGGTTACACCGATGAAGAAAAGGGAGTTTCTCATGCTAATACAATTTTGCATGAAATTTTACACGCAGTAGTTTATCAATGGAATGTTGAACTAGGTGAGAAAGAAGAAGAAACTTTAGTTAATAGTTTAACTAATGGTTTAACAACAGTATTTGTAGATAATCCAGAATTAATGGATTATTTAAAAACTAA